CTTGATGCGATAAATCTGATTGATTCAGACCGTATCAACGACATCATGCAGCACGTTCAGTCTCTTCTTTGGATGCACAACTGCTCTGTGGACGGTGACGGTAAGAAGAAACTTGCAGACGGCGATGGCGTTATTATGACGAAATCGAGCGGTGACGGCAAGGATGCAAAGATCACATATCTCAATGACACATTGGATGAAGCACAGGTCCAGACTCTTGTAGATCATCTGGTGGAGACTTTGGAACAGATAACAGCTACGCCGTCATGGAAAGAGGCATCCGGCGGTTCAACGACAGGCGCAATGCAGCTTTCAAACGGTTGGCAATGCCTGGAGATTTCCGCAAAGGCGGTAGAACAGCTCTTTATCGAACCTGAGCTTATGCTTATTGAGGCTGCGATTGAGATTATAAAGGCTGACAAACGGCCTTATGAGGGATTAAAGGATATTGATATTTCAGATGTTGAAGTCCGTTTCTGCCGGACAAAGACATACGATCTTGTATCAAAGACAAATGCCCTTGTATCGCTTATCAATGCCGGTGTGGACGGCCTTACAGCATTTAACACGGTCGGACTGTTTACGGATAGTCAGCAGGCGTGGGTTGATTCCGCAAAGATCATCAACGGCATACAAAAGAAACTCATTCAGAAAGATGAACCGAAACAGAACAATTCCGGCAATGTAATAGTGGATGCAAACGCTTTTAAGGATAAAGAGGGTAAGGGCGGTGCAGAGAATAAGCAGAAAGACAAGACTGAGGAAAGCCTGCAGCCATCAAAGGTTGCTGGTGTAACAGAATAACAAAAGGAGGAATAGGAAAATGACATTACAGGCGTTTTTAAGTTCATGTTCAACAGCAAAGATGCAGGTTACGATCTCTGATTCCACAGGTGAGATCATCACTTTCAATTCTGAGGGATTTGCCGGAGTTGAAAATGATGTCCTTGCGAGAGAGGTTGTTACCTGGGGCGTGACTACTCAGAGAACACTTAACATCACTATCGCAGATGTTGAAAAGGAGGCAGGAAGTATCACTCTTTCAGCCGACACAGCATCCCTCACAAGCGTAGGCGATGAGGCTCAGATCACCGTAACAGCAGCTACCGGAGCGATTTCCGCTGAGTCATCCAATGATGAGGTTGCAACCGTAGAGGTTGATACAACCGGTGCAAACCCTGTTATCACAATCACAGAGGTTGCAGCAGGTGAGGCGACAGTAACCGTAACCTCCGCTGAGACTGAGACACACACATCAGCCACAGCCACGGTTGCAGTTACTTGTGTAGCAGACTAATCACAAGGGGATGGGTGCGCCGTAAGGTGTACCCACCTATCCCCTGTTAAGGAAAGGGGATTGTGATATGTATGATCCGGTGAAGTTCTTTGACGAAATGAATATTTTGAGGTCAGAGAAGAAAGAACGCCTTGCGCTGTCTCGGAAGATCAAGAAGTCTATGGACGAGTTCTTTGCGAAACAGCTTTTGGATATTATTTTTGGGGCGTTCCTACACGCCATAAGTTCACAACAGTATAGAGATGAACTTCTCGATCTGTATGTGGCAATGGCAGGGGCGGCTATGGATGACATAGCACAGGACCGTGAGGTTATAGCCAAAGCCGAGCGGTTTGCAAATTACATTCAGGAAACAACAGAAAAGAATATACAGGCAGTAAAGGGTAATTCGAGGTTTGAACTCAGCCGTCAGATAGGCACAAGGATGACCGAGGCAGACATACCGAGTGAGATAAACCGCCTGTTTTCGTCAGAAAGGGCATTGGAAATAGCCCTGAATGAAACAAATTGGATTTACAACTACATTCAGCATCAGAACCTTGTGGCAAGCGGACAGCTTACACACACCTGGCTCAGTCAGGAGGACGAAAGAGTAAGACCGACTCATGTAGTCGCTGACGGTCAGACGGTTCCGATAAACCAACCCTTTATCGTGGGTGGGTATCAACTACTATTTCCGGGTGATGATTCACTCGGCGCACCGGCAAACGAGACAATCTTATGTAGGTGTGTTGAAGTTTGAAAAGAGAATAACTTAGAGCCATTGAGCCGGATATAAGCCTTTAGGGGTTTATTATCCGGCTCTTTTGCATAACTCAGAGAAGAGGTTAAAACGCAAGCTCACAGAGAAGTGAGGATAAACAAACGCAAACCGTAACACGGAAAGAACCGTATAAATGCAACCCTGAGAAAACAGGGGCATAACAAACAAGGAGGTCAACCTATGAAACAGAAAGAAGTAACATCTATGATCCCGATGAATTTGCAGTTTTTCGCAGAGGGCGGCGAGGCCGGCACACAGGCGAGCCAGACACCGGCAGCGGATCCCAAACCGGAAAACAACAATCCACCTGAGCCAAACCCTAACAACGGAGGGAGCGCACCACAGGGAGAAGAGTACACAGTAGAGGGGCTTTTAGCACAGCTCACTCAGGAAAGAGCCGAGAAAGCCCGCATGAAAACTGAGTACGACAAGCTCTGTTCGTCCGAGGGCAATCTTCGCAAGCAGTTAAGGGCAAAGCAGACGGCAGAGGAACAGGCAGCCGAGGCAGAGGCCGAGGCAAAGAGAGCGCAGGAAGAGCATACGGCAGCAGTTGAAAAGGAACTCGCAACCATGAAAGCCGCAAACCGCTACCTTGAATTAGGTTTCAGCAAGGATGAGGCAGCTAAGATCGCAGCCGATGAGGTCAACGGCGATATGGATGCGTGGAAAGCCGGAGTAGATAGTTTCCTTGCCAATCAGAAAAAGAACGCCTATGCACAGGCGAGAGCTGATCTGATGAAAGAAATGCCGGTGCCTCAGTCGGGTAATAGCGTAGAGGTTGATTTCTCTAAGCGTTTTGATGAAGCAATGAGCAACGGCGACTCACAGGCAGCAGTCAAAGCCCTTTTAGAGCAGGCTCAGGCAAAAACCGGTGTAGCCGCACAAGCATAACAATACTAAGGAGGTAAAGAATTATGGCAGTAGCTACAAGTTTTGCGACTCCCAATTTCAGCGGAATGTTATTCCGTAAGGGTAGGGTGAATACACCTTTTTCAACAATGATCGGCGCAAGACCTCTCGTTACAAACCACGTAGAGTTCACTTGCGGTCAGTATTACAACACAGAACAGGGCGAGCAGCCCGCAATCTCTGAGACTGCATCTTTAACAGCACCTCAGCCCGAGGTGGTTACTCGCAGTCAGCTTACCAATGTCACACAGATTTTCCAGAAAACTGTTGCCATTTCTTACGGTAAGCAGTCCAACATGGGAACTCTGCAGGGCATCAATGTTGCTGGTCAGCAGGCTAATCCTATGGATGAATTGGCTTTCCAGGTTGACCGCAGAATGGATAAGATCGCCGCTGACATTGAGTACACATTCCTCAATGGTACTTACAACAAGGCGACCACAGATTCCGAGGTCAACAAGACAAGAGGACTTCTTACAGCTATCAGATCGAATGTCCTCGATATGGACGGCAAGCCTCTTACATACTGGCTTGTGGCTGAGGGCTTAAAGTCCATCCACGATCAGGGCGCAAGGACTGACGGCATCGTTCTCGGTGTTGACGCAACAACCCTGTTGCAGCTCAACTTCGATGCTCAGAAGAACAACCTTACCATCGTTCCTGCAGGTAGGGATGTCAACGGTATCAAGATCACAACCGTAGTAACACCTCTCGGTGAGGTAGGTGTGGCACTTCTCGACAGCCTGCCTGCAAAGACAGCGGTTCTCTTTGATCCGGCAATCATGGCTCCCGTATATCAGCCTGTTCCTGGCAAGGGTAATTTCTTCCTTGAGCAGCTTTCAAAGGTTGGCGCTGGTGAGACTTATCAGATCTTCGGTCAGGTCGGCCTCGATCATGGTCCGGAGTGGATGAGTGCGAAGTTCACCAACATTTCCGCAGATATGCCGAGCGTATTGGGGAACCTGACGCAGGGTAGTTCTGGTGGATCCTCTGATACATCGGACAAGGTTTACACCGAGGATGAACTTAACGCAATGACAAAGACTGAGATTCTTGCACTTGCTCAGAGTTTGGGCTACTCGATGACAACCACCGATTCAGATACAAAGGCTGACATAATCGCTGATTTCTTAGTTCAGCAGGGATAAGTAGAAAGGAGGTACGGATATGGATTTGAATACGGCAAAGAAAGTCATCGGTGACACTTCTCTGTCTGACGATGAAGTGTCCGTACTTCTTTTGAAAGCAAAGAAGCTCGCGAGAAATCAGCATTTTTGGAAACCTGATGATAACCCGACAGATGAGCAGCTTGAAAACTTCTATGACCGGTACGAGTTCGAGATTTACGACATAGCCAAAAGCGTACAACAGTCTGACGCAAGAGGCGGTCTGACAGAGTTTTCAGAACTCGGAGTAACCCGTAGATGGGGGAAAACCGGAACTGAAAGTATCAATGCGTCTGTGGCATCCATACCGCCAAAGACATACATCGAGTAGGGAGGTAGTCAGGATGAAACTTCAGGACTTGCCCGAAAACCAGGTGCCATTTTGGTATCAGGTGTACGAGGGAGAAGAGGATGAGATAGACAGCAAGGGGCGGCGAACCGGCGATAAGGTGAAGCATTATTCCAACCCTATCAGAGAGATGGCGAGGATAAGTGCGAACACCGGCGATGCGGCAAACTCCCCATTCGGTCAGAACATTGTTTATGACAAGTCCATATCCACCGTAAAGAAGTTACCTATTGATGAATACTCAATGTTGTTCATTGATAAGGAGCCGGTATTGGAAGAGGACGGATCCACACAATCAAAACCGGATTATAGCTGTGTATGCGTCAAGAACGGCCTCGTACAGAATGTATGGGCGATCAAAAAAATAAGGGGGTCTGAGAATGAAAATAAAGGTTAATCCTTTAGACCCTGACAGCATAGATAAGGCAATCGCCGAGATTGAGAAGTACGAAAAGTATGTTGCTGAAAAGGCACAGGAGCTTGTAAGACTGCTCAAAGACCTCGGCTTGGAAAGAGCCAAAGAGCTTGTACCGGTAGATACCGGAGAAGCGAAAGCGTCAATCATCGGTTACATAGATGATGATACCGGACGGGGGATTATACAGGCCGGCGGTTACTGCAAGTACATCGAGTTTGGAACCGGTGTAAAAGGGCAGGGCAGCCAACATCCGAGTCCGGAGTACCTTGCCATCATGCAATGGGCGTACAACTCAGGAGCGACTATCTTCACAACGAAAGACGGGCGTGAGGGTTGGTACTATCCTACGGATGATGGGGGCTATCGCTTCACGGAGGGTATGCCGTCAAGACCGTTTATGTTTGAGACGGCTAAGTACCTGAAAGAAGAGGCTGCAAGGCTCGCAAAGGAGGTGTTCGAGAATGGCGGTTAAGGATAAGATACCGGATTATTTCGATGAACTTGTGACCGCCCTACTCGATGAGTATGGAGATGGCGGCGTTTCATACAGCCGGAACTATAACGACTCACCTCCGTCATTCCCTCATATCTATTTCAAGAGGCTTGATAGTTCGGACGCATTACCGACACTTTCAGGCAACTCAAAGGGAATGAACAACAGTATTGAGATTAACGCTTATCACAATGAGGGAATCGCAAAAGCAGAGGATTTCGCAATGTTCGTAAGACGGACAATGACAGACGAGATCGGATTGAGATGCACCTACTTCAATCAGGTTGATAATGTCAGCGACAAAAAGATAATCCGTTATGTTATGCGGTTCCAGACACTTTCAACAGAAACGGAATAAAAGGAGGTAATCAGAAATGGCTAAATGCACACACATTACTTATCTGATGCACAAGGCAGCAGGCGATTCTGCGTTTGCAAAGCTGGTTGACATCACTCAGTACCCGGACCTTGGCGGAGATACTGAGAAGATTGATGTTACTACTCTTTCCGACAGAAAGAAGAGGAACATTAACGGTATCGAGGACACGGCAGACCTGGAGTTTTCTGCTTGGTATGAGAAAGCAGATTATGAAAAGCTGCTTGCCATTCAGGAGGCAGGAACCATTGACGAGTATCAGCTTTGGTTCGGCGAGAACGGCGAGGACGGTATCTGGGAGTGGGCCGGCATTATGGCTGTGCATCCATCCAGCGGCGGCACAAACGCAGCTCGTGAAATGTCTTTCAGTATCACAGATGAGGGCGAGGAGGCTCTTCATTACGTGAAGTGATCGACACAAGTACATCCGGCGGTGGGGGCTTAGTACCCCATCGCCATAACCTATAAACGGACGCAAAATACGAAAGGACGGTATTTATTATGGTACTTCATACAGCAAAAGGAACAAAGGAATACAAGGTTAAGGATTTGGATTTCACCAATGTTATGTGCGATTTGGAAGATCGTGGCGTTGACATTATGGGAATGATTAACTCTGACGGCATCCAGGACGGCAAGATGTTTACTACTATGAGAGTCATCACGGCTGCCCTTATCGGCGAAGAGGATTTGAAGAAAGCCGGTAAAGTCCTGTCAGAGCATCTCGCTAACGGTGGTGAGATGGATGAGATTTTCAATGCCTTTACGGAGGTAATGGAATCTGCGGGTTTTGGGGGAGCCTCCGAGACAAAGGAGACAACCGAGACAGTAGCGGAGGCGTAAAAGACCTCGGCGAAAACATTGATATATCGGAATATAGCTCTTTTACAGAGATCATAAATAAAGTTTGGCTGCCACACGCATTGTCATACGGATGTCCGTATGAAGTATTCTGGCACTTGAACCCACGGAAACTTGAACCGTTCCGCAAGAAAAGGGAGATAGAAGCCAAACAGTTATATGACGATCTGGATTTCCTTGCATGGCGCATCGGATATTACGATACACACGCTATGGGTGTTTGGTGGGGAAAGAACGCCACATACCCGGACAAACCGAGTGGCCGTATTGAAGATGATGGGCGTACACCGCCACCGGGCAAGGGTGGTCCTATGTCAGATGGTGCGAAGTTTGCAGCGTTCGCAGCGGCGCACCGGAGAACGATAGCGGAACGCAGAAAGAAAGCAGAAACCACGGGGATAGGATGACGATCCGAAAAACACAAGTCCGGTGTCTGCCCCGTGTTTTCATATTACGGACACGCCGCCTTACGGACAGGGCTTTAGAAGCGGGAGGTGGCTTAGAATGGCTGACAGCACAGTTGACAGCATTTTAATAGAGATAGAAGCCCCTGCGGAAAAAGCGAAAGGTGGCTTAGAACAGATAAAGAAGTCCTTAATGTCAATGAAAGATGCAACAAAGAACATTGACATTGAGAAGTTAAGACAGACAGCAACAGCAATAGAACAGATTTCCAAAGCCGGGGAGGGTGCAAAGAACGCCGGACAGGGCATAAGAAGTATAACAAGCTCTGTTAAATCATTAGAGGGTATCAGCTCCAACCGTCTTAAAAAGGTGGCTGATGCTATCCAGAAGATAAGCACATCCCTCGGCAACATGGGAAATAATAATAAAATAAACATCCGCATTGATTCTGAGGGTGTGACAAAGGCCATCAAGCCGTTAGAGGATATGGCTAATTCCTCTGCGATGCAGAATATGCAGCAGGCAGCTTCACAGGCGGCAGGTGCTATTGATAACCTTGCACATACACAGGCAAATGCGGCTCAAAGTGCGCAAGCCAATAGTTCGGCTATGCAACAGGAGGGAAACGCGGCACAGGCGGCGGCAAGCGGTGTAAACACCCTCTTGGATGTAGAGGACAGATCAGCGCAGAGCGCGAATAACGCTGCAAGCGCACAATCGAACCTCAATAGTTCCTTGTCAAATCAGACCGGGGCAAACACAGCCACGGCGAAGATACAGGAACTTATCAATAAGATCAACCAGTACAAGGCTACTATTTCTCAGATGGAAAGCGGAAAGCAGCTTTTCAATGCAGAGGAATATGAGCAGGCAGTACAGGGATTGTCAAAGGCTCAGGAAGAGTTTAACCGTTTCAAAGAGACGGTGCAGAACTCACCTAAGTCTCTTAATGATGTCGCAAAGTCGTTCCAGAACATAGGACAGGCGGCGGAGAAATGCGGTCTTGGCGGTTTCGGAAATGCCCTGATGAACATTGCGAACATTCTTCCAATGATTCAGCTCGGCGGCGTGGAGGCAAGTGCCGGATTTCAGTCTATGGCGGTAGGGTTAGAAGCCCTGCAGACAGCCATTCCGATAATCGGTATCATCCTCACACTTATTACTGCGATCATAAACGGCGTAAGAAGTATCGCTAATTCTGTAAAAACAACCGTACAGAATATTGTATCACGGGTGAAAGCCGGTGTTTCAAAGATAAGGACCGCCCTTGTTGGCTTAAAGAATTGGATAGGAAAACTCTTTAGCGACATAAAGAAGAACCTTGGCATACAGGACAAGTCAATCGGCGATCTCAGCAAAAAACTGAGATCGTTTATGCGCCTCCTTACCTTTATGGCATTGAGAAAAGCGTTGACAGCCCTGTTTTCAAATATAGGCAGTTCATTCAACCTCTTGGCGCAGTATTCGGATATGATGGGTACTCGCTTTAACAAGAGCGTTTCTTTGATTGTCTCAGATGCAAAGTGGCTGAGTAATTCAATGATCGCTGCATTTGAGCCTATCCTTAATGCGATTGCCCCTATATTAGATGCGCTCATAAGCAAATTGGTAGCTGCGATCAACGCTATCAATCAGTTCTTTGCGGCATTAACAGGGGCGAAGTTCTGGACTAAGGCAAAGAAGAATGTCGAGAACTACGCAGGTGGTCTTGATAAGACAGCCGGATCCGCAAAGAAAGCAAAGAAAGAGATTAAAGACCTCACTACCGGAATAGATGAGCTTAACATCTTGCGCCAGGATGACGAGGACGAAGATAACGGCGGCGGAGCCGGAGCCGGTGGGGTAAATCCTGCGGATTACTTTGATACAGAGGAAGTTGATAAGAAGTGGAAAGACTTTATTGACTGGCTCAAAGAAATGTGGGAGGATGCCGATTTTACCGAACTTGGAAAACTGCTCGGTGATAAGTTGGCAGCCGCCCTTGCAAGCATACCTTGGGATAAGATCAAGGAAAACGCAAGAAAGCTCGGCAAGGC